GACTGCGCGGCCAGCAGCGCCTTCATGCCGGTGCGCTGGCCGTCGGTCACGCCGCCGATGATGTTGGCGGTGGTTTCCGCTTCGGTCTGGCCCTGCGGCACGCGCACGACGACGGTGACGGGTTTTGACTGATCCGCGATGGCGTCCAGTGAGCGGGCCAGCGTACCGGATTCCCCGGCCTTGCCGCTGGCGGTGAGTACGTCGGTTAACAGCACCGGGCGGTTAAGCGGGAAGGTGGCCGCGTCGGCGTCGTCGCCGGTGCAGACCAGCCCGACAATCGCGGTGCTGACGGTAGTGATGGTTCGGGTGCCCTCGTTGATTTCCTCAACGCGCACGCCATGGTGATAATCCTGTGCCATGTGGCGGTTCTCCTGTGAAGGGGTTCCGCTATGGTGAAAGGTCGCGGGCGCGGGCGCACCCTGATGGCGTTGTGTGGAAAATCACACAATGAAAAAAGGCCCGTTGCGGGCCTGATGGTTACTGCGGTTTTGCGGGCCAGCTGACCTGCTCTGCCGTTTGCTCTTCTGTACGACTCAGCAGCACGCGGTATTTTTTCCACTCCGGCAGCAGAGCCGCTTCCTCATCCGTTGCCATTTCCAGATCAACAGCATCCTGCAGGATGCTAATCTGCAGCCCGGCTTCAGACATCAGGGCATCTTTCATCACGGTGTTGGAGTATTTTGCCGCTTCTGCCTGAGACTCCCGCTCTTCTTCGGTCAGCGGCGGAGCGGCAAACCGGTCTTTAGTAAAGGTATACCCCATATCAACTGCTGTTCCGTCATCAACCTCAACGGCACTGATACCCTTTTCGAACTCCATCGGTGACGCATCAGGGCCGTCCCAGACAATGAGATTTACCACCTTTCCGGCCTTGATTAACGCATATTTACCCATCAGGCGAACTCCTCAATGATTATCATACCGTTTCCGCCTGCGCCGGAGGCTTTAGGATTATTAGTCGCATACGATGCGCCCGCGCCGCCCCCTGCAGGCAGACAGCCATCATCCCCGGCGGTGGAATAGTGCGGCAGGCCGCCGTAAGAGCCATATACAGATCCGCCAACACCGCCCAGCGCACCGACTGCGCCCTGACCGCTTTGCCCGGTAATCTTTGCAAGCGTACCGGCAGCGGTAACAGAAGGCACGCCACCCAGCCCGCCTCCCTGCTGTGTGGAACCCGCGTATACGCCACCGGTTCCACCGGTAATGCTGATACCCAGCGCGGCGATCGTCGTGGCTCCGCCATTTCCGCCATTTCCTGCCGCACCGGCAGCAACCGCTGCACCGCCGATACCCACAACAAGCGCCAGGCTGGCAAGAGAGGTAACATCGTAAATGCCCTCAAGGTATCCGCCTGCACCGCCTGACGCCGCTGCAGCCCCGGATGTTGCGCTGCCGCCACCGCCACCGCCCGCACTCCATGCCCGGATACGCACTTTTTTGGTTCCGGCAGTAAGCTGATGCGTTGACGTGGTGACGTAACTTTTAACGCCAAGAAGACGCCCGGGTGAAACCGCCTTTACGGCCTTCGGCGTTGCGGCCTGCGTATCACTGTCGCTGTCTGTCGCACTGCTCAGCTGCTTTTTCAGCAGGTACTGAGTGTGCGGATCGGCAGATTTTGCATGTGCCGCCATCAGACTGTCAGCATACTGGCGCACCTCCAGCACGCTGTCGTCCACGTACTGCCGCGTTGCCAGCACCACGGACGGGTCCACCTTCAGCGTCACGGCGTCGGTGCTGCTGACGATGATGATCATGCGCAGTCGCTGGGTACGCCCGCTGCCCTCCTGCAGCTGCGGTTTGTAGGTTTCGGCGGTGTTGCACACGGCAATCAGCGTGCCGTCACCGTCAAACAGCCCCATTTCCCGGATCCAGAATCCGCCCTCGTTTTCCGGGATAACCTGCTCTGCGATAATCTGGCTGCTGTTGGCTGCGTCCACGGTCAGCGAGTTAAGCGCGGCGCGGCGCACCTCGTTAACCAGCTTCGTCTGGCTGGCGTTCGGCGTCGGCAGCGTGCCGCCGCCATCGCCCACTGCCATGTGCGTGATGTTCAGTTTTGTGCCGAGCGACACGGCGTTGGCAATTTTTGCCGCGCCGGTGCTGGTCACGATGGCATAGAATTTTGTCATGGTCCCACTTCCATCAGGTCGATAACGTGAACCGCCGCGCCCGTGTAGCTCTGGCCGCCGACGGAGATAATGTCCGGGGTGTAGGGGTAGACGGTGAGATCGTCACCGTCATAGCTGCCCGCGCCGGTGAATAACGTTCCGCCGCTCTGAAGGTTGATGGACATTCCCAGCAGGTGACGGCTGCACGGCTTCGCATCGCTGATAAGCCGCTCAAGTTCCTGATAGGTTTCTTCTGTAATGCCCTGGTCCTGCACGCCGATGTCGAGGCGGAACGTGCCCGCCGCTTCGCCGTTGTTCCACCACTCAATAACCCGGATCAGGAAACCGAACGGCTCAACCACGCGGCGGATGGCGCTGATGGTGCCCTTGTGCTGATGGATGTAAAACGCATCGCTCACCACCTGCCGCTTGATGCTTTCCGTCCAGCTTTCGTCCCAGCGGTCCACCGAAAACGCCCAGGCCAGATACGGCAGAAAGCTCACCGGGCAGGTGGCCGGACTCCACAGGTCCCGCAGCGGCACGCTCAGCCCGGAAATGCCGCTGCAGGCTTCTGCCAGGCGGCGCTCCAGCGCAGACGAGCCGGGCGGCATCAGGCTGCTGTTACTCATGTCACCCCCTGATCGCCCGCCACGGAAATGTCCGTGCCGGTGCAGTAGCCCGCCTGCGTACGGTCCATGATGATGTCCTGCGCCGGTTCGGTGATTTCCACCCAGTCCACACCGGCCACGCGCATCACCGCCCCGTAAGACTCACGCCGCACGCTGCGGCCCAGCTTTTTCTGCTCGGTCAGGTAAGCGGCCAGCTTCGCGTTTGCCGCTTCAAGGCAGGGACCGGCGGCCACGCCGTCGAACAGGTGCAGCCTGGCCTTCACGCTGTAGCTGCGGATGGTCGCTCCCTGAACCGTCACGCGGTCAGCCACCGGGCGCACGCTGTCTGCGTTCAGCGCCGTGTTCACTGTGGTCAGCAAATCCGCTGCCGCCGTGCCGTCGCCTTCACGGCTCAGGACGGTGATCAGCACCGTCGCCGGTGACGGGCTGATGGCGGACACGTCCTGCACCCGGCCATCGGCGCTTTTCGCGTGAAACTCATACGCACCCGTCGGTCCGGCCACGCTCAGCCCCTCAAACGCCTCCGGCACGCGCACGCGCAGCGCGTCGTCTGATTCCATCACCGCATCCACCGGCGGCACCGCGTCCGGGTCAGCAGGGGTCACGGTCAGGCGCTGCACGTTACTGCGGGCGGCCAGCTGGTCCAGATCGCTGCCGAGCGCATAAGCCACCATCACCGCCTGTGCCGCCTCGTTAATGCGCTGGCGCAGCAGGATTTCCCGATAGGTGTTTTCCTGCAGGCTTTTCACAAGCGGATCAGACTCCAGCGCCAGCACGCGGCGCATGGCGGCCTGTTCATCCGCCGGATAAAGCGCAATCAGCGCCTCTTTGCGCTCTGCCAGCAGCGTTTCAAAGTCCGGCACCTCAATAATCTGAGGCGCAGGCAACTGGGAAAGATCAATTACCGCCACTGTTCACCCCCGTTGAAACCGTCATAGAAAGCGGTGAGCCGTCGGCGCGCTGGCCGCTCAGATCAACCTGCATAGAGCCGTCCGTATTGCGCCTGATGTTTACCGAGGCCAGCCGGATGCGCGGCTCCCAGCGGCTCAGTGCGGTGTAGGTGGCGGCCATCACCTGCAGTTCGGTGGCGTCGTTCTGCGGCCAGTCGATCATCGCGGACAACATCGAACCGTAACCACGCCGGGCAATGCGGCTGCCTTCCGGGGTGATCAGTATGTCGCGCACGCTCTGCCGGATGTGTTCGATGTCGGTAATGGCTTCGCCGGTGCCGCGGTTCATGCCGAGATACATCATTGCGGGCCTCCTGACGTGTCGCCGCCGGACTTCACGCCGCCGTGCTTATGGGTATGCACCACGACGCCGTTTGAACGCATTGCGCCGCCGCCCTGGGTCACATCACCGTTCATCGTGGTGTCACCGTTTATCCGGGTCTGGCTGGCCTCTATCCCCAGCGCGTCGGTGATCAGCTGAATGCCGTCCGCCGCTTCAATGCGCACGCTTTTGATGTTCTTTATCAGCAGCAGGCCGGTTTCCGGCTCGTACTGAAACCAGCCGCCGTCCTTAAACACCGTGGTGGTGCCGTCTTCTGAATAGTCGGGCGGCGGGAAGGCTTCGGAATAAATGGCGGGCAGTGCAAAGGCGGTTTCAAGGTTGCCGCCCAGGCTCAGCAGCACAACCTGTTCCCCGACGGTGGGCTGCCACCATGTGCGGGTGCTACCGGCGCGCAGGGTGAGCCAGTTAATCCAGTTGGTTTCAAGGTCGCCCGTTTTCACCCGGCACAGCCAG